GTACTGTCACTCAAAAGCGTATTTGCACAATAGTTATTTGCTCCGATATCGGTCATGGCTGTTGAATCTGCTGTTAAACCACTTGCCCATGTTGTTGACCTTGCGAGATAATCAACCGCATTGTTATTACTCATTAACGCAAGCAATGTTGTTGAATCCGCAAGAACTTCGTTCAATGTTGTGTATGATTTATCTGTTATTTCAGCACACGCAAGCCACGTTTGAATGTCATCTGTCGGAAGAACTGTCGAGCCTTCTGGAACTGAATGCAACTCCAATGAATCTGGGATATCAATTGCCGTCGAATAAGTCTGTCCGCTTATTATTCCGCTGATTGTCCACTCGCCACCATTCGGAATCTCAAAAACAACCTCATACGGTGAAACACTCGGACAAGTTTTCGTCAATGTCGTAACTCCGTCTGTGCAAGTGATCGTTGTTCCTGCAAAATCAGCATCACAAGTGACCGTCAATTCATATCCGCCACCAGAACTTCCGCCACCGATTAAACAATGAAAATATGCCATTTTCTTTCTCCTTATCTGATAACAAGTTTAACGCTAACATTTGATGACTGTGCTTCAAACGTCAACACCGCTTGTCCTGTCGTAACTGTGATATCTGTCGGAGTCAATCCGTATTTATCAGCATAAACATCATACATTGCCGTTGTCGTTATAGCTGCGTTTGAGAATGTCAACGATGTGCTTCCAGCTGATAATGTTGCTTTTAAAACCGTTGCGGAATCGCCCGAAACAGAATAAACCGTTCCACCGATATTAATCTTTGTCAATGAATCGGTCGAAGCTTCAACAGGATTTGCTCCAACTTCCACGATGTCATTGTCTTGGAGATAATCTTCAATACTTTCAATCGCTTCGTCATATCCGTCTAGAGCTTCAGCCGTGATCGGAGTGTCTTCGCTTGGTAGATTTTCCCATCCGTCTGGATATGGCTTTTGAAAAACTGGTGTGTAACTCATTTTTACTCTCCTCTTACACAATAATCATTTGGCTGAACAAAATCAGCCTGTTGCTCTGTTGTCATCTGCGAGTTGTATGCGACATCATACCATGCAAATGCTTTTGAATTTTCCGCAAGATATCTATTGTCAAAATACGCATGATAACCATTACCGAAGCCAAAATTCAAAAAGAAATCTTCGTTCTCGTTGAACTTGCCTTCCTTATACATCACGTTTCCAGCTCCGTTGTTCATTACGTTTCCACGTTGATTTTGCGGAATCATGTCAAAGAATCTCACGTTGTAATCGCTTGTTTCTTGTGGTCTGACAGCAATCCGCAATGTGTCCGATGATTCGACTCGGATTCCTTGTCCGCTGTTCACATTAAGCAAAGGCACATCAACCCACGATGGGAGCGGAACTTCATCCCATGACGAGCCTGTCAATGTGTCGTAAATGTGCAATGAGCCAGCTCCAGAGCCTTCCTTGTCGGTATATTGTCCAAACAAAACCATCACTCTGTCATCACGTATACACATATCAAGTCTGTCGTTTGTTCCATAATCTGCATAATACCGATAACCAAACAAAATTGTTTCATTCCATGTTGCTCCGCCATCCATAGACATACAAGCCATGCATTGATTGTAATGTTGTTGATTATCGAAGCGATAACAAAGGATTGTTGAATAAAACAACCTTGAGCCTTGCTGACAGACTCTCATTTTTTCCGATGATCCAAAATGCGGATGCATATCAAGTGAAGGAACAGGATCGGAAAGAAGAATTGTCGAGCCATCAGCGTGCAATTCATACACAAACAATTGCCACCGAAGTCCGCTTCCGCTTCCGCTCTGGACATCTTTTCCGACAATGCAACCATCCTCAATATTTCCCATGTAACGCAAATCTGTTGACCATGCGATTGTCGGCTCTGTTATAATTGCTTGACTATATTCAATGCTCCATTCTTCTGTATCTTCATCTTTTACGAAATGCCATGTTTCAACGTGTTTCCGATCTCCGCCACCATGCCAATAATCATCAGCATACGTTGTAACAATCGTGTTATCATATCCGAACTTAAATGCGTTGAAAACATCACCCTTTACAACTGTTCCACCGCTCCACGGTATACGATGCCAGACAATGCCGTCTTCCGTAACAAGAATGTTATTCGTACTTGCTGACAAGTATTGCCAAACGACCGTAATTGTATCAAGCTGGAACATTTGAGACATCCAATTGCTCCCATGACTTGCAGCCAAACCATAGCTGAACTGTCTATCACAATCAATCCATCCAATTCGATGATAATCGGAACTTACCAACAAAGCGTGATTCGGATATTTTACCCAGACAAGCTCGTCATCAATATCTTCTGTCTTGCACCACATTGCGTTGTGATATATGTCATCATAAATAACATCACGATGGTCATGCGTTCTGAAAAACAATCTCGATGATTGTGCTTGTGTTTCTCTCAATCTTGGCTTCATTGTATAATCACACCACCTTGTATAACATACATCGTGTTGGCAGCTCTGACACTTGGCAATGTGTAAACACTAACAATTGTGAAGCCTGTCGGAGTCTCCATCTCGTTGACTTGTTCAGATACTTGATCTATCGTTTCAGCTTGCGTGAAGTAGTCTTCTGTCAGAATCTCGTCAACTTCATTCTTTGTATAATATTTGTCGGGATCAAGTCCGCCACTACCACCACCGTTTTGCTTGATTGTGTCAATCTGTGTTTGCAAGTCTGTGATGAACAAGCTTTGATTCTCTTCACCTCTTGCCGTGAATGTATCTCTCAAGAATTGCGTTCCTGTGAATGTTCTGGACATGATCAAGAAGATTGTGACATCATATCCGCCACCTTCTGTCATGTCCACGTTGACAGGATATTCAATCACATCGCCAACCTCAAGAAACGGCAATCCATCGCCTTTAATATTGCATGGATGAAACGTGACTTGCTTTAATTTCTGCAATATTCCCGATGCGATCTCATGCAGAGCAAAGACAGATAAATTCTTCGCCCACATATTCGCTTGAATAATATATTTATTATTTCCAGAACCTTCTGTTGCTCCAAGCTCTGATTCACTCGGTCTGATTTGAACTTTTGTGACAGGATTGACATAGTATTCTTGATATTTCATTGACTCATAATAAGCAATGGAATATTTATTGCCACCTGATGCGCCACTCGGAAAAACTCTTAAGCCAGGATAAGTCTGCGATGATGGATAAAGACCTTCAGTTGCACTTTTAACAAACCGGAATTCAAACTTCCCATATCTGTTAATGATTCCGCAACAGCCGTTTATTTGACAAAGAGCCTTCAAACACGTTAAGCCGTTGAGCGTTCTTGGTGAATACTCTTTCGCAATACTTATATCATCCGCAGGAAGTGAAACAGGATCATAAGTCAAATTCAGATATGTCAACAGAGACTCTCTCACCTGCTTCAAGGTCATCGGAAACATTAAGCTGTTATACCATGCTGTGACATCAAGTTCTGATATCGAATACAACCTGTCATATGCCGTGATCTTCTTCACAAGTGATGGAGTCTGAATCTCGACCGAATCAACGATGCCGTCAAACATCGGTATATTGTCAATCGCAACTGTCATTCTCTGACCTTTAATGTCTTGTTCTATATCATATAGCGATATCTGACACATTGACGCAATACATCCTACGAACTCAAGCGAATCATTATCACATAGACTTTCTGTCAATCTGAATGACTCTTTCAGAATGCCATCGTTGCCAAATGTTAAGTTCAATGCCGGAAAACTGACAACCCAAGTGAATGTCGCATTGTCCGACAGATATTTGTCTTTATCTTGAATGTCAATCATGCTTTTGCTTCCTTAATCGTAAACGTGAATGCATCGTTCTTTGAATCTGCCATCATAGGAAGATCATTTTTCGGAGCGAACTCATAATAAAACTTTTTGTTATATCGAAGTCCTTTATTTGTTGCAAATGCATCCATCTCAATGTAATTCTGATTCGTTGTTGCTTTTGCCAATGCAAGAACTCTCAACAACTCTTCATAATCTGCAATGCTCCTGAACTTCAGATCAAAAGAACCTTCAATCCTATTGCGCAAAAGTTTTCTATGTATGTCATAGTTTGAATCTGTCCACTCTTCATACTCTTCAAGCACGTTCACGTTATATGTTCCCATAGGCACAAATCTCGATAGATCGTATGTCTTAAGAACATTGTTTTCTTCGTACTTAATATCAATCAAATTGCCTTGTATCATGATTTATGCTCCTGTTAATGGTGAATAACCGTTTGCTTTGTAAAACTGTGTATTCTCCTGTCTAACAACACGGAAGATTTCTGCTGCATCGCCCTGAAGGATAACATTGACCGTCTGACCGCCAACAGCCTGTGACATCATGTCAATCAACTTATCCGTTCCGACAATCGTTTCGCTTCCGGCTTCACCGCCACCAAGCAATGAACCGCCCTGCTGACCAAATATCGTTGCACCATTCAGAATATATGCGTCATCCATTGCCTTTTTGTACCACTTAACATTAAAGCTTGGAGCTTTAGGAGGATTCAAAGAAAAACTTCCGCTTATCGTGATATGTGGCATCTTTAGTTTTGGTGTCGGCAAAGGTGCACCGACAATCGCTTTTATTGATTCCCAGATCGTACTGATTGCGGTTTTGAAGTCTTGGAACTTGCTCTTAAGAACATCAAAACCTGCTGTGATATTTTCAATGTCTTTCTGAACTTCTGTTTTAATCGCTGTCCATACATTAACAAAGAAGTCTTTCAGAACTTGCAATCCTGCCTTAATCTCTTCTTGATGCTGTTTGTATTCTTGGAAGATAACAAACAATGCAGATATAACACCGATAACCGCCAAAATGACAGGAATCATCGGAGCAATTGCCCCTGCGGTCAATAATGGAAGTATCGTTGCAAGACTCGATATAATACCCAAAAGCGGAGATAACGCTGCGATCACCGCAAGAACCGCCACAATGACTTTTACCGTTTCAGGGTTTAATTCACTTAAATGTGAAGCAATAGTTGTAATTATTTCCGCTACGTCTTTCAATAATGGTGTCAACGCTTCTGCAACTTGTGCTCCTGCCTGAAGAAGATCCATTCCGACCGTTGCTTTCAATTCATCAAGCGTGTCATTAAACTCATTTGCTCTTTGCAAGTCTTCGTCAGAGATAATCAATCCCTTCTGTTGTGCTTGCTGTGACAACTCTCTGAATGCCTGTCCGCCATCGTCTATATATCCGGCAAGTTCATCTGCACTCTTTCCAAACAGATCCATCGCCACTTTGTCTCGTTCTGTCTCGTTCTCGATCTTTGACAATGCAGCAATAGTGTTCATGAAAATTAATTCCATGTCTCTGTATTGTCCGTTTGCATCTCTAACAGCGACTCCCATAGAAACAAGAGTATCTTCGTTCTTGTCTAGTCCTTTTTTAAGTTTAGCAGCTGCTTTGACAGCCGTTTCCATGTCAACATCAAGCAAATCTGAAGCATATTGCATCTTCTGGATTGTATCCGTTGCAATCCCGCTTTGTTTTGACAGAGTGTTTATTTCATCCGCTGTCTGTCCTGCCTTAACAGCCATTCCTGTCAATCCGGCAAGTGCTGCTCCTGCTGCCTTTGATAGAGGCTTCGTTGCATCGGCTGCCTTCTTTGCCTTTTCTGCAACCTTGTCAAACCCTGAAGCAACCTTGACAATCTGTTCATCGGTCTTCTTTGCTTCCTCTGTCAGCTTTCTCTGTTCTTCTTCACAAGAGATGATTTCACGCTCCAATGCCATGTAATCATCAGACATCGTGTCAACTCCTGCGTCCTTCATCTGCTGTTGAGCGTCACGAAGTTTCTGAAGCTTTTCAGCGACATTCTCTGTTTGTCTGCCTAATAACTCTTGTTTTTGAGCAAGAAGCTCGATGTTTTTGGGATCTAACTTCAAAAGTTTATCAACATCTTTGAGTTGCGCTTGAGTATCTTTCAGAGATTTGTTGACATCTTTCAAACTGTCCTGCAACTTGGTAGTGTTACCATCTATCTCGATTGTTATGCCCTTGATTCTATTACTTGCCATAATGTCACCTAAAATTTATCAAAATCTGATTGATCCGCAAGTTCTTTGTATTCACACGAATCGTTGTTACTTTCAATTATCATGTCTGTGATGAAGCCTTCATCAAGCTGCTCCATCTCATCTAGTGTCAATCCCATTTGTTTGGCTCGAAGAACATACAGAGCCGTGTTCATTTCTCTGTCTATTCTTCGCCCTCTTTTTTTGGGTTTGATGTGCTCTTCTTCGTTCCGTAATATGCTGATATGATA